AAAGGTTGGACATTTAAAAAACAAAGAAGCACCCGAAGGTGCTCCCTATGTGTAGAGTTAATCGTTATCCCCATATGGATCAGGGTCTTCCGATAATCTGTCTAAACCAAAACGGTAATCTTCTAAGTAGCTATCATAGAAGAATTGTTGGTCCATGGCATCCATTTCTTGTAGTTCAGGATGCTCAGCAATGAATTGATTGAAGGTTTTCATAGGTATATATTTTCACAATAAAAAAGGTTGGAAAAGGACACGGTAAAAAGAAAAGGGGCAAAGCCCCTAATCTAGAATGGTAGGTCATCTTCCTCTTGTATCTCGCAATCAGCATGGTAAAGTGCTGCTGCAATGATTAGCATTTGTTCGGCTGTTAAGGTGTATGATGGCTTATCATATCCAATGGTCATAGCTGCCGATTGGTCAAAGCTTTCCATAATGTCTCTTGCCTTAGCAATTAGTTCTTTTGTGTCCATAGAGTTTATTTCCCCACTAAGAAAGGTTGGGAAAGTGCTTTAATGCCGACATACCACTTAAAAAAAAGAACAGGACCGAAGGCCCTGTTTGCAGTACGACTCTGGCTTTGCCTATTCCAATCCTGAGTCTCGGATTAGTAGACAGTTAGCATGTTCTTCTAATCTTTCTTAGAAAGGTCATAACCATTACCCTATTACATAAAAAAGGTTGGCATCGTACCTTGTCCCATCAACAACCTAGGAACACCCGGGGGTACCCCCTTTCCCAACTTGGTGGGGGGGCTGTGTGGGTGGTACCCTTGTTTGAGTATAGGTATGGTATTTTATGAATACTCTTGCTTTCGTGTAGGTATTGTGTTTTTGGGGGGTAAAATAAATTGTGAGGGTGATGTAGGATATGTTGTAGGAATTATTATTTTTGGTGTTCAGTAAAAGTAATAACAAATTAAAAAAAAAGAGTATGAGAAACAGGTTTACACATTTATGGCAGTTATTGGGCCAGACTATATCTGTTGCGAGGGTATACTTGCAGGGGTATAAGAGTTATAAGGTTATATTGAGTCAGACTGTTACGTCGGCTCCTGTTGTGTTACAAGAGTTGGAGAACAGTTTGGGTTTGGAGGTTACCTATAGTTATGCAGGTATTGGTGAGTATACTGTTAGTTTGTCGAAGGCTTTGTTTACCGATAAGAACTATACTGTAGATGGGTTGTTGTATAGTGTTCATATCACACCGGAGATTGTTTATAATGGTTCAACAAATGTATGGACTTCTACTGCTAGTTTTGATACAGCTAATTCGGTTAAGATTCTTACCACTCAGTCAGGTGACACAGGTGGTGTTTTAGATTTTCCTTTGCCCAAAGATACGGTATTAAGTAATGTGCTTAATAGTAATAGCATCTTTGAGATTAGGGTTTACAACAAATAATAATTAAAAATAATAAGAGTGCTAGTAATCAATTATAGTTATCCTCTAAGTTTTTTAGATTATAACTATAGTACTGATACAGCAGATAAAAATTATTATTGGGAGGGTGATATGACTGTAGCTTTGCTATTTGATACAAAATATTCACAAACGTATAAATGATATATGAGTATAGGTAACTTAAAGGATAATGGCAATAAGGGTAACAATTATCCTTATCAGTTAAAGACGTTGCAGTTATTATCAGCAATTAATGCTAGTATAAATGCTTTGCCTGGTGTAGACTATGAGACTAGGACTACTACTTATGAGGCGACAGGTTCTGGGACAGGGTATGTTGCAGGGAATATTATAGTAAGATATGATATTATAGATGTAGCTACTTCTACGGTGACGGCTACTGTTTGGTTTAATCAAACTACCCAGACTACTATTACTCCTGCTCCTGCACCTGGGAATCTTACACCTATTACAGCACCGTCAGGTACTACAGTACTGAATGGTGGTGGGGGTAATGCTGTGAACATACAGGATGGGGGCAATACTATTACTGTTGATGGTTTGGTTGCTACTTATCCGTTGCCTCCTAATTTGATTACAGGAGCAGTAGGTCCGATAATAGATCTTACGTTAACACCTGTGATACCTAGTCCAGGTCCTGCGACAGACATGTATGTTACACAGATATTGGTAACTAATAGTCATGCTACTGTGGGTACTGTTGTTCGTATAACTTATTCTACTGGAGCAGGTATTTTGTATCAAGGATATGCAGCTCCTGCCGGTGGTGGGTTTAGCTTATCATTTCCTACACCATTGCTTGTTCCTGCAGGTGATGATTTAGAAGCTGTGTGTCTTACTACAGGATCTAGTGTATACGTATCAGCATCTGGATTTTATTTATAAAGAATGGGAACACTGTTATTATTAGGAGCAGGAACATTTTCGGGGCCAGCATCGGCACCTGTAAATACGTCTGCTCCTGTGATATCAGGAACTAATGTGGTAGGTAATGTATTAACAACTACAAATGGTACATGGACAGGATCTCCTAGTCCAACCTTTACTTATTGGTGGAAAAGAAATGGTGTTCCTGTGGTACCTTTTCCTACTCCTGGTGCAACAACTTATAATTTAATATTTGTAGATGCAGGATGTACTATTACTTGTGAAGTATATGCTACTAATCCTTCGGGTACTGCAAGTGCTACAAGTAACTCCTTATATGTTTATGATGCAGATGCTTATGCTTATAATACAGCCACTACACTAACAGCAACAACACAAACAGTTGCACTTAATGAATTTGTATTAGATTTAAAGGGTGCTAATATATGGACTAAGTTTAATGCTTTATATCCTATGATTACTGACAAGGTAACACAAGTGGATATAGCAAATCAGATGAAGTTTAATTTAAAGAATCCAGTTGATAGTAATGGAGCATTTAGATTAAGCTATCCGAGTGGTATAGGTAGTATAACTTTTAGTTCCAACGGAATGGCTGGTAATGGTACAAATGGTTATGCGGATACTTTTCTATCGCCATCTTCTACATTATCAAATGGTAATACTCATATTTCTATATATTCAAGAACAAATAGTGCATCAGGTGTAGGTGACATAGGTGTAGTAACTGGTACTGGAGGTAATGGATATTTGTCCATAAATTTAAGGTGGAGTGATGGAAATTTATATTCAGACCAATACAACTTTAATACAAACAGAATTACTATTGGTAATGCTAATTCAGAAGGTTTTTACATTGGAACAAGAACAACTACTAATTTGTTTAAAGTATTTAAAAATGGAACTCAATTTGGAACTACAAATACTAATGTTTCTACACCAAATACAAGCACAATAACAAATACAATTTTTATAGCTAACTTAAATGTAAATGGTAGTCCAGCATCAGGTAATTATTCACAAAGACAATATTCTTTTGCAAGTATTGGAAGTGGTCTTACAGATTTAGAATCACAGCTTTTTTATCAAATAGTTGAGAAATATCAAGTAGCATTAAGTAGAAATATAAATCCCACACAGTCTTTCTACTATAATAGAAATTATGGTAATGAAACAAATGCTTATTTATTTGCTACCCAAATAACTAATACATCAACACAAGTAGCCATTGGTACTTTTATTGGTCAATTAAAATCTTATAATATATGGACTAAGATGAAAGCCATATATCCTATGATAACAGATAAAACATTACAAGTAGATATGGCTAACCAAATGAAATATAATTTGGTTAATCCGCAAGACACCAATAATGCTTTTAGATTAAGTTGGGTAGGAGGTTGGAATTACAGTACAAATGGTGCTACTCCAAATGGAACTAATGCTTACGCAAATACTTTTTTAAGTACATCAGCAATAGGTTTAAATAGTGGTCACTTATCTTATTATAGTAGGACTAATTTTCTTTCGGCTGGTTCAGCAGCTGATATAGGAACTTTAAAACCAAGTCCTGATAGTTATTCTGATTTAGCTTTATCAAGTGCAAATACAATTTTTTTTAGATTTAACAATACAGTTACTCTTAATTCTGTTGCAACATCAAATACTCAAGGATTTTATGTAGGCACAAGAACAGCATCCAATGTTATAAAAACATTTAAAAATGGTGTAAACATAATTAACGGAACTGCTCCATCAAGTGCAACTTCAACCGTTCCATTTTTTATTGGTGCATCAAATAATAATGGTACGCCACAATATTATAGTACCAAACAAAGTGCATTTGCTTCAATAGGAGATGGATTGACAGACACAGAAGCATCTAATTTTTATACTGCTGTACAAAATTTACAAACCACTTTAGGTAGAGCAATTCTTCCTACACCTCCAATAGTAAGTGACCCTGATGCCCAAGCATTTATAAATTCAGCAAACATAGTTGACCAAGTTGAAGCTACTGCTGTAAATAATTTAGTTATAGGATTAAAGGCTGATGGCTTATGGACATCAATGAAAGCTATATACCCTATGGTTGGTTCTTCGGCAAGTTCATGTGCTGTTAACTTAAAGACAGTAGGTACTTATAATTTATCATTTGTTGGAGGATGGACATTTAGCCAAAATGGTGCATTACCAAATGGCTCTAATGCTTATGCCGATACCTTTTTAGCACCATCAACTGCCTTTGTAGCTACCGATAATAAGCACTTATCTTTTTATTCAAGAACAAATTCTGCAACTGCTGGATTTTCTTCTTCAATAGGTAGTGATAGTGGTGGTGGAAGTCCAAACTATTGTAGATTTACAATAAGGCAATCAAGTAATGGTAGAAGTTCTATTTATGGTGGTACAAATGGAACAGCCATAGCAACGGCTGAAACTGATTCAAGGGGATTTTATCAATCATCAAGGATAAATGCGACATCTTCTGCATTTTATAAAAATGGTTCTAATATAGCCAACGGAACATCAACAAATGGAACTACAAGTCAAATTACACAAACACTTTTGATTTCTGCCTCAAGAAGTGGTGCTTCAATTGTTTATTATGACAATAAAGAATGTGCATTTGCTTCAATAGGTGATTCTTTAGATGCAGTTCAAACATTAAATTTTTACAATAGAGTTCAAGCATTTCAAACTACATTAAATAGACAAGTTTAAAATATGCAAGTAGGACAATTAACAATAGAAGAAAAAGACCAATTAGTAGGGCAAACATTAGCACCCGATTGGTACTTCAATCCAGTAGAGGACGGTAATACACCTCCTAATTGGGTTATATCAACACAAGAAATGGATAACTGTATTAACCCTGACTTTTTGTGGGTAAAAGATTTACCACTTATTGAATGGGTTGCACCTATACCACCACCATTTCCACCAACTGAATAAATAAAAATAATATGAGTCTAATAAAACTACAAGAAAAAATAGGTACCAAAGCTGACGGAGCATTTGGACCTGGAACACTAAAAGCTGCTGCAGCTTATTATAAGCTAACACCTTCTAGGGCAGCACACTTTTTTGGACAGACTTCACATGAGAGTGGAGGTTTCCAAATCTTTTCAGAAAACCTTAATTACTCTGCTGCAGGGTTGGATAAGATTTTTGGTAAATACTTTCCAGATAAGTTAGAAGATAGCTATGCTAGGCAACCTATCAAAATAGCTAATAGAGTATATGCCAACCGTATGGGTAATGGTAATGAGGCTTCTGGAGATGGCTGGAAATTCCGCGGCAGAGGTGCCCTTCAGCTTACAGGAAAGTCTAATTATCAAGCATTTGCAAATTATTTAAAGAAGCCTGAGATTATGACTAATCCTGATTTAGTAGCTTCTGATTATGCATTTGAATCTGCTATGTTCTTTTTTGACAATAATAAGTTATGGTTAATAGCTGACGGTGGTGTATCTGATGCTACAATCCTAGCTATGACTAAAAGAATAAATGGTGGTACACATGGTCTAGAAGATAGAAAATCTTTAACTAATAGGTTTTATGGTTGGCTTACTAAGTAAAACACTTTTATTTTGCCTGTTGTTTTTAACATCTTGTTGTAGATACAAGGTTAAAGTACAGAGTTATTCTGTTGTTAAAACCTGGCAGAAAAAAAATATTAGTATTCATGATTATATATCACCAAAATTTTTAGCTTTGTTATCGAACAACGACACCGTACCTTGTACAACCAACACTCGAGTTGGTGACGTTATTGTATATAAATACATAACTAAATAAGTATGAAACAGTTTTTCAAAGATTTGCTATGTGATGAAAACACACTTAGTGAAAAAACCTTTATTGGCTTGTGTGCCTTTGGGTTAATAGTAATAACACTTACTTGCGATATTATCACCGGCTTCATGGGTAAAAATATGCCTATCCACGAATTTGTGTTTGATGGTATAATGTTCATAGTCTTAGGTGCTTTCTTTGGTACTTCCTTAGATAAGTGGATAGCTAATAAACCTAATAAGTCTGAGAAAGAAGAATCTAGTGTTAAACCCGAAGAACCTATTGTATAATGGACACTACTAATGTTGGACATACTAATCCTGGTTTAGGAGCCTACGAAGGTCTTGTACAGTACGGAGCTTTAGGTATTGTGGTTATAGCTTTAGGCTTTGTAGCTTGGAAGATGTGGAATAAAAACCTTGAAGAAAAAGATAGGCTACAAAAGAGAGTGGAGGAGTTAGAAAAAATGTTATTAGAACAAAGTTTAAAAAAATAATCTATGACAACACTATCTGCATCTTTTGGGGTGTTTGACACACTTACTCAATATGGAGCACTTGGGGTAGTAACCTTAGCACTTGGTGGTGCATTATGGTATTTATTAAAAAGACAGTTAGCATCTGAGGATAGATTAAAAGCAGATGTTACAGCATTACAAAAAGAACTTAACGACTATATACGTAATGATCAAAAAATTTTAAAAGATACTATTGATAATAACACTAAGGCTCTCCATGACATAAGAGATATGATTATTACTTCTATAAGAAAGTAACCATGAAAAAAAGTTTTACAATTTTAGCGGTACTAGCTTCAATTATGGGTTTAGTATTAGCCACTACATTTAAAGCCGGGGAAAATCATGTAGTAGTTGTAGAAGAAAAAGAACATTTAGAAGTAGCTAATGATTCTCTAACTAATGAGAATACCAAATTAACAAAGGAAAATAATAACTTAAAAGAGCTTAATAAACAGCTTACACAAAAGATTGAGGTAGATAGCCTTGTAAAAGAAGAAGATAAAAAAAAAGATAAAGCTGCCGAAGCTGCCTATTTAATAGCATTATATAGTCTAGAAAAAATTGTAAAAGAGGAATTGTCTTGGATATCTCCTGAGGCAGCCTTTGAAGCTATGGAATTAAAGCTTGCAAGAAAGCCAACGGAAGAAGAATTTGAAGGCACACTTAGAGATTTATATACAAAAAAATTATTGTATCATTATATTCCTCCAGATCCATATATGAAGGGTCAGATAGTAAAGAAATCAGAGATACCAGTTTTGGTAAAAAAAATAATTAATTAATGTCTTTTAATCCGAATATAATATACCATGTAAAGTATATTACTACTGATAATTTGGTTTCTGGTGATTTTGTGGTATAGTATAATAAATGCATTTGAAATTTAATTAATTTAGTAAAAATTTTAAAATATATAATATGGACGAATTTAAAATACAAGCACTTATATCACAGAATAAAGTAGCTAGATTAAATCAAGTAGATCCTGACAATACATACGTACAAGTAGGTATTTATCAAAAAGGTAATCAGAAAAGACGTTCTGGTAATGCTAATGTGTACCCACCTGCAGCAATGTCTTTATCAGAACTTATCTCAGGTTTTAAATATGAGATTGGTCAATATGTTCCTGAAGAAGGTGGTATAATATTTCATAGATGGTTGTCTACAGCACCTCTACAAACTCCACAAAAGGGTCCTGTTCAAAACTATTTAGTACTAAGTCCTATTGGTCTAGTTGCTGAAGTTTATAGTAATGTAACAGGGATTCCAAATATAGGTGTTACAGCACAGAGTAAGTGGGATGGATTAAAAAATAGTAATGCTATAGTATCTCAGGTTGGTCATACTACTAGTGCTGCAAGACTTTGTTTAAGCAGTACGGATGGTGGTAAAAATGATTGGTATCTACCATCTATAGGCGAGGCTTATTATATATGGAATAATATATATGATATATCTAGAGTTATAGAAGCTTTAGGTAGTAATCTTATAAAAGATCAAGGATCATATTGGACAAGTACTGAATATTCACAACCTTCTGGAACACTTACTACCGCTTTTTCATACAGGTTTAACGGTGACCGTTTTGATGCAGTTAATAAATCAAATGTGCTAAATGTTATAGCTGTAAGAAAATTTAGCATATAAAATTATGTCAATAGGTAATCTAAAAGATAATGGTAGCAAGGGTTATAATTACCCTTGGCAATACCGGATGTTAAAAGGTTTAGACCTTATTAATACTAGTATTGATACTTTAACTACTACTATAGGCAGTGAAGTTGTAGGACCTATGGCTAACGATGCCTTTGGTAGATTAAGAGTATCAGAACCATTAACTCTTTTTGATTCTTCACATAGATATAAAGATAATGGACTATGGGCTACAGCTACTGCTAGTGGTGGCACCGCAGTTTTTAGTCCTGATCAAGGACTAGTAAACCTTAATGTAACAGCAGCAACAGGTTCAGAAGTAATAAGAGAAACTTATAAAGTATTCTCTTACCAACCAGGTAAGTCATTACTAGTATTCAATACTTTTGTGATGGCACCGGCACAGACTAACCTCAGACAAAGAGTAGGTTATTTTGGTGTAGATAATGGTATCTATATACAGTTAAAAGATAGTACTGTAAGTTTTGTAGAAAGAAGCTTAGTCACAGGCCTTGTTACTGAAACAATAGTACCTCAGAACTTATGGAATGTAGATAAGCTAGATGGTACAGGACCTTCGGGTATTACTCTAGATATAACCAAGGCTCAGATCATGTTTACTGATATTGAGTGGTTAGGTGAGGGAACTGTAAGGGTAGGCTTTGTAATAGATGGAATATTTGTACTATGTCACAGGTTTAACCATGCTAATATTATTAGTACTACCTATATAACCACAGCTTCTCTACCACTAAGATATGAGATTACTAATGAAGGAAACACCGCGGCACCAAGTACTTTAAAACAAGTATGTTCTACTGTAATATCTGAGGGTGGTTATGAACTAAGAGGAGCACAACAAGCTGTTGGTACTCCTATTACTACACCAACAAGCTTTGCTGCAGCAGGTACTTTTTATCCTATGGTAGGACTAAAACTTACAGCAACAAAGCTAGATGCTATAGTAATAGCAACCGCTATATCTATATTAGGATTAGGTAACGGTAAGAACTATGCTTGGAGAGTAGTACAAGGTGGTACTATAACTGGTGGAGCATGGGTACCTGTAGGACCCGATTCTGCAGTAGAGTATAATCTTACAGGAACATCTGCAACAGGTGGTAGAGTGCTTGCTCTAGGTTATATAAATTCTTCTAATCAAGCCTCACCTAGTATAAACATACTAAAGGAAGCACTGTTTGCTAATCAGCTAGAAAGAGACGGTCTAACCGGTGTAGCTTTTGAACTAATAGTAGAAGCAGCTATAGATACTATAGGAGGAACTTTAGGAATGTATGCCTCAATAGACTGGGAAGAAGTAAGTAGGTAATGTCGAAAAAGTTTAGTAAACTATAAAAGTTTAAACTTTTTATATTACATTTGTAAAAAGTTTAAAACTATGGAAAACCTAAACCAACAAAACGAAGAGAGAGAATTATCACCAGAAGAGATTGCTCAACAGCAAAAAGAACTTGGTGATTTCTATGACAAACAATCTGAATTTCTAGAGAAGAAAAAGAAGTATCTAGGACTACTTGCTGATATTGATGAACTTACTTTTAAGAGAGTACGTATTCAGCAAGCATTTACACAAATGATGTATGAACAGGAACAAGGTGATCAGATTCCTGGTGTACCCGAACAAGAAATAGAAAAAACCGAAACAAAGAAAGATCATTCTAAAAACTTTAGAAAGCTTAAATCTTCTAAATAGTCTTTACAATGGCTGCTTTTGATTTGGTCGATAAGAAGATTGAAATGGATATTTATGAAATAATCCGTTTCCAACTCATGACTTATTGTTATGTGCACGAGATATCTATTACCGATTCAGATTTAGAATGTTTGACTTTGTTAGGAACAAAAGATGAATTTGATCAAGCAGAGTTCTTTGATTTAACTATAAAATATGAAATCTTTAAAACACCTCAGACTGTAAGAAACAGCTTAAAGAAAGCTAAGGAATATAACCTTATATGTAAAAAGGGTGACTGGAAGAAAGTAGTGTTTTTAAATCCTGAATTGGGTATTAAAACAAAAGGTAACATATTGTTGAACTATAAAGTTATTCACGTTGAGGCCAGATAGATGGGATGTAGTATTGGATAAGTTACACGAGCAAACAGGCCTTGATAAAACTTTCCTTAAAGACTTTATGAAATTTTATTGGAAAAAAGTACGTGAGCATATTGTTAATACTAAACATTACTGCCTAGAAATAAAAGGTCTAGGAACAATGATTATGATAAATACTAGGGCTGAAACACTAAAAGAAAAATATGAAAATATTTTACAAACCTACCCGGTAAATACCATTGGAATGTTTAAACGTAAACAACGTATAGAAGACACTGTAAATAACTTAAAGCATGCGATAGAAACCTATAAACAAGATAAAGAAAAATTTATTAAAGTAATGGAAAAACGTTATGGGAAATATACACCGAATTTGGAAAAACAGAAAAAGTATACTGGAAGGTATTAAAAACAATATCTTTAAAAAAGAAGATGTTGAGGAAATAGCAGCTGAAAGATTGGTAAAATGCATGGAGTGTCCTCATCTTAGTATGACGGATGATAAATGTGTAGTACCAGGAACACAACCTTGTTGTGGACTTTGTGGTTGTAAGTTAGCTTGGAAGCTAAGAAGTCTTTCAGAATACTGTCCCGATCCTGAGTATAAACGTTGGGATAGATTTGTAACAGATGAAGAAGAAGTAGAAATAAATAATAAGATAGGTCTAAACCCTCACGATTAATATTATGGCAGTCAGATTTAGGGAAGAAAATCATACATACGAAAGCATCGATCCTAATGAAAGGATTGATTGGCTTTCCGTAACCAAGTTTGTAGGATTATTTAAACCTAAGTTTGACCCTGTGGAAAGGTCAGAGAAGTCTAGTAAAAACCCTCGTTCTAAGTGGTATAAAGTTCCTCCCGAAAAGATTCGTGAAATATGGGAGAGAGAAACCAAAAGGTCTACAGACCTTGGAACATGGTATCATAAAGAAAGAGAAAAAGATATCTGTGACGTAGAAACAATTAATCGTGCAGGGAGACCTGTACCTATTATTAAACCTCTTCAAAATATTGAGGAAAAGATTGCTCCAGAACAACGTTTGTCAGAAGGTATTTATCCTGAGCATTTTATGTATCTAAAATCTATAGGTATATGTGGTCAATCAGATAGGGTAGAAGTTATAGGAGATACTATAGATATATTCGATTATAAAACTAATAAAGAAATTACAACAGCAGGTTTTAAGTCTTGGGATGGTACTGTTTCTAAAATGGCTAAACCTATTCAGCATTTAGATGATTGCCACCTTGTACATTATGGATTACAATTAAGTACTTATCTTTATATGATACTTAAACATAATCCGTTGTATAAACCTGGTAAGTTATGGATTCATCATATTACTTTTAAGAACTGCGGTACTGATGACTATGGCTATCCTATAGTTTGTACAGATGATAATGGTAATCCAATCCCAGAAAAAGTTGTACCTTACGAGTTGACATATTATCGTAAAGAGGTAGAAGCAATGATTAAATATTTAAAAAAACAAAAGTAATGGATATTGAAGCAAGATGGTTTTGGAATATTAAAGAATATGTAATACCAGAGCCTGTTATAACAACCACTTACACAGAACAGGAAACTTATGGAAAAGGAACTAAGTAAGTTTTTAAAAGAACTACATAAGTCAAAGAAGATATCTATTGCTGAAATTTCAGATGGTTATCACACATTCTCAGAACTATATGAACATAGGAACTTGTTATTTATAACAGTAGCTAGATTGTTCTCTGAAAATAATGCATACGTATGGAAATCTGTGAGGGATAAGTATGGTAAAAATACTAATCGTTGGTTTGTACTAGGGATTGACTACATGCCTCCTAGTGAGAAAAAGCTTATGCAGATAACATATCATTTACCAATGTCTCTATGGAGTTTCTGTAAATTTGCTAGTACTGTTCCCAAAAGTTTATGGAATGGTCACGATTCTAAAGATGTAATTGTTCAACTAAAAGAAATATTAAAACATGATTGATGCTGTAAAACTAATAGATTATGAAGATGGTAAGATATCACTTACAATCCATTGTCATAACTTACAATTTTTAAAATGTTTAGTAGACAAATATCAGGATAATGCTATAAAGGTTATATCCTATGTTTTTTATATGTCATATCCTAGACACGAAAATCCATATAGCAATATTCCTGCTTCAGAAAAGTCGGAGTTAATAGCTTTAGATTTAGGTATAGACTTTTCTTTAGATGATGCAGATATTATAACAGCCATTGATAAATGTGCTAAAATGTATTCTACACCTATCTCTAGAATGTATCATTCTTTGTCTAATGCTTTAGATAAGATTAGTGATTATTTTGATGAAGCTGAAATCTCTGATGGAAAGGACGGAAATCTTACCCAAATTATTAATGCTGCTAAAAACTATGGTAGTATTAGAGATTCTTTTAAAAAGATAAAATCAGACTTTGATGAAGAGAATAAGGTTGTAACATGGGCTGGTAAAGACAAGGCCTACGATCTATGATAGCCGAAGGACCTATATCTATACCTACATGGGATAAGGGTACGTGGACGACTACAGAATTTAGTAGTCGTTCTGAGTTTAGAGACTTTTTAATTAAACTATTTAAAGAACCAGGTAAATATGGATTCGACGATACTTCTCACATATTCAACGAGCAAGCTAGAACATACAGAACAAATAAGTATTATTGTTCCTTTCCTAGAGGAACTAAAGACTTTATCACATACTGGAACGAGCAAAAAACCAGATGTCGTACAGGAGTACTCTTTAGAAATACAAATAGTGCCACCGGGGCCGATAATGTATGGTTTCTACCCCGTGAGTACTACATGTGGTTAAACTTCCTTCCTATTAAGAATAAGGAGACAGGCAAGTTTGACTTTCCTGATGTAAGGGATGCTCAGTACCATATGGCTTTGTATGAGCTTCTAGCCGAGTTACATTATAAGCATGCAGCCATAACTAAGAAACGTCAGATAGCCTCTTCATACTACCATTCAGCTAAGTTACTTAATCAGATTTGGTTTGAAGAAGGTGTGATACTTCAGATGGGTGCTAGTACATCTGCGTACGTTAAGAAGACTTGGAACTTTATGAATGAGTACAAAGACTTCTTAAATAAGAATACAGCTTGGACAAGGGATTTTACTCCTGGTGCATATCCTGAATGGAAACAGATTGATAGGCAAAAGGTTAATGGACGTTGGGTAGAATCGGGTTTGAAAGGTGTGCTTAGAGGAACTTCTTTTGAAAAGTCTGACACACAAGGTGTAGGTGGAGAAACAAGTTACTTCTTTTATGAGGAAGCAGGGATTGCTCCAAGCATGGATAAAACATTTGAGTTCTTAAGACCTGCTATGACCTCAGGACTTATGACTACAGGTATGTTTATAGCTGCAGGGTCTGTGGGTGAATTGGATGATTGTCAACCATTAAAGAATATGACTATCTATCCCGAAGCTAATGACATATACCCTGTTTATACAGATTTGATAGATAATAAAGGTACTACAGGAAAGAGTGGATTGTTTATACCAGAACAATGGTCTATGCAACCATACATAGATCAGTATGGTAACTCTATGGTAGGAGATGCTTTAGATTCTATTTTAGAGATGAGGAAACAATGGAAGAAAGACCTTACTCCTGAAAAGTATCAGCTACGTATCTCTCAGATGCCTATAAATATTGAGGAAGCATTTAAGTTTAGAAAAGAATCTAAGTTTCCTAGCCACCTTGTAGCAGAGCAAAAGAAAAGAATTGAAGACAAAGAATACTCTTTAGAGTATGTAGATATATATAAAGATGTAGATGGTAAAATTAAAGTGAGGGAGACTCCTAGAGTTCCTATTAGACAGTTTCCAATTGTAAGTAATGAGATTGACAAAGGTGGTGTATTTGTAATACACGAACGTCCAATAAAAGATCCACCATTTGGTTTGTATTATGCTTCTGTCGATCCTGTAGGAGAAGGTAAAACTACTACATCAGAATCATTATGTTCTATTTATGTTTACAAAAATCCTAGACAGGTACAAAAACAAGATGGCTCGGAACAGCAAACATTTGTAGAACCAGATAAGATAGTTGCATGGTGGTGTGGTAGATTTGACGATATTAAACGTACTCATCAAATGTTAGAATTGATTATTGAGTACTATAATGCTTGGACAGTTGTAGAGAACAATATTCCATCTTTCATCACCTATATGATTGATAGGAACAAACAAAGATTTTTAGTACCTAAGTCACAAATGTTATTCTTAAAAGACCTGCATGCAAATGCTAGTGTGTTTCAAGAATATGGCTGGAGAAACACAGGTAGGTTATTCAAAGACCATCTTCTTAACTATTTAATAGAATACTTAGTTGAAGAAACAAACGTAGAAGAGTTGATGAAAGGTGTAGAAAGAACTGTGTTTGGAATAGAAAGAATACCTGATGTAATGGCTATGGTAGAGATGGAAAACTATCAAGAGGGAATCAACGTTGACCGGTTAGTATCCTTAGCAGCTCTTATAGCCTTTGCAAAAGTACAGCAAGCAAACCGTAAAATGTTGACTTTTAAGGAGACAACTACTGTACCTACCAACAAAAATACTAAATTTGCTCAAAGTATGTTTAGAAATATTGGGAAAACCAACGTCCCAGGTATGCAGACAATAAGAAAAAACCCATTTAAAAATATAAGATAATATGAAAATTCTTAATGCCTTAGATCTAAAGGGTGGTGCCAAAGCAGAACTTGGAGGAATCAATACGACATTAACACAACCTATTCAGTTTTTACCTAGAAAAGAAAAGGATGACAAGTGGGTGGCATGGGTAGCTGATTGGTTAGAATGGAATGGTATTCGTCAAATATCTAGAAATGCTAGAAAGATACTTAAGAACTATAAGTTAGCTAAAGGTATTATAGATAGAACAGACTATATTCCTGATTCAGATAATGATTATAGGGAAGTTATAGACACCTTACAGGTAGAAAATATAGCAGCATTAGAGCTCAAATTCTATCCGATTATACCAAATGTAATCAATGTAATGTGTGCAGAATTTGCTAAAAGAAACACATCCGTTAGTTTCCAAAGTGTTGATGATGAATCTTATAACACTATGTTAGAAGAGAAACGTCAGCAAGTTGAAAGTGTTCTTATACAAAGAGCACAACAAAAGCTGATGATGAAATTAATAGAACAAGGTATTGATCCTGAGGATCCTGAAATGCAAGAGCAAGTTCAACAGGAATTATCAGAAGATAAGATTAAGGGTTTACCAGAAATAGAAAAATTCTTTAGCAAGAATTATAGAAGTATGGGTGAACAATGGGCATCTCACCAATATAAAGTAGATGCTGAAAGGTTTAGAATAGATGAGTTAGAAGAAAGAGGTTTCCGTGATATGCTTATTACGGATAGAGAGTTTTGGCATTTTAAGATGTTAGAGGATGATTATGATGTTGAGCTGTGGAATCCTGCATTAGTGTTTTACTATAAGTCACCAGAAGTTAGATATGTTTCTGATGGTGCTTGGGTAGGAAAGATAGACTTGATGACTATCTCTGATGTTATTGATAAGTATGGATGGCTTCTTACCGAAGAGCAGCAAAAGGCTATAGAAGCTATCTATCCTGTTAAGTCTGCCATATACCCAGTTGCAGGTTATCAGAATGATGGGTCTTTTTACGATGCTACCAAATCTCATGATTGGAATGTTAACAGGCCTTCATTAGAATGGAGACAGTTTATGTCTACTTGGGAGGGAGGATTATATGGTCCTGATGTAGTAGAAGCTGTAGTTAGTCAGAGTGAAAGTACCTTTGATTGGTCAATGGCTTCTCTAATACGTGTTACAACATCTTATTGGAAATCACAAAGAAAGGTTGGTCACCTTACAAAAATAGACGAAGTAGGTAATGTTATTATAGATATTGTCAGTGAAGAGTATGTTGTTCACGACAAGCCTGTATATAACACCGCAGTATTTAAAAACAAGACTAGAGATAATCTAGTATTTGGTGAACATATTGACTGGATATGGATTAACGAAACTTGGGGTGTTACAAAGATAGGTCCTAATAGACCTTCTATGTTAGGTATGAGTAATCCGGGTGGGGTAAATCCAATGTACATAGGTATTAATCAAAATAAGCCAGGGCCTTTAAAGTTTCAATTTAAAGGAGATAAAACCTTGTATGGTTGTAAGTTGCCTGTGGAAGGTGCAATATTCTCTGATAGAAATACTAAGTCTATGTCCTTAGTAGACTTGATGAAACCTTTCCAAGTATCCTACAACATGGTTAATAACCAAATTGCAGATATATTGGTGGATGAACTAGGTACAGTTATTCTATTAGATCAGAACGTATTACCTAAACACTCATTAGGAGAAGATTGGGGCAAGAACAATTATGCTAAGGCCTACACAGCTATGAAAGACTTTAGCATTCTTCCTGTAGATACATCTCTTACGAATACAGAAAATGGTGTAAACTTTAATCATTTTCAGGTGCTTCCGTTAGAGCAGACACAAAGGTTAATGTCTAGAATTCAGCTTGCTAATTATTTTAAACAACAAGCTTATGAGGTAATAGGTATTACTCCACAAAGATTAGGTCAGCAGATAGGTCAAACACAAACAGCTACAGGAGTAGAGCAGGCTATCTCAGCTTCTTATGCTCAGACAGAAATGTACTTTATACAACACTCAGATTACCTAATGCCTAGAGTACATCAGATGAGAACAGACCTTGCTCAATATTATCATTCTACTAATCCATCATTACGTTTGCAGTATATGACTACGTTAGATGAGAAAGTAAATTTTGAGATAAACGGTACACAACTGTTGTTGTCAGATATCAATGTATATTGTACTACAAAAGCTGATTATAGATCTTTAGTAGAACAACTTAAACAATTAGCAGTAAACAATAATACTACTGGTGCTAGTCTTTATGATTTAGGTAACATCATGCAGTCTAAGTCTTTAGCTGAGATAGACCATGTAATGAAAGACATGGAGAAAAAAGCTATGCAACAAAAGCAACAAGAACAGCAACAACAACAGCAGTTAGAACAAATGAGAATAGAAGCTGCTGAAAAAGACAGGAAATTACAAATGGATCATCAAGCTATGGAGAATGAAAAGAATAGAAGAAAAGATATTCTAATAGCTGAGATACGTGCTGCAGGTATGGGTGCTATGGTTGATATTAATAAAAACATGCAGAGTGATTACTTAGATGAGATGGAACGTATTAGAAACAGTGAAGAGTTTCAAGACACAATGAGCTTACAAAGAGAAAAAGAAACCAATAGACAGACTAACGAGAGAGAAATGCAAATGATGGAAAGAGAAAAATTAAATACTCAATTGCAGATGAAGAATATGGACCTACAAATAGCACAGGAAAACAAAAATAAATACGATGTAGAAAACCTTGCAAAATCTCAAAATCAGAAAAAGCAAGAGAAAAAGAAAAAAGGTTAGTTATAATATGTCAAAAACTTTGTAAAGAACTTTAACAACCTGTAAACTTTAAAAGTTTATATTTTATATTTGAACTCGTAATTGTAAGTCAACCAACACTTAACAAAATATGGCAAAAGAAACAACAACCAACACAACCGTAGAATTAGATTCTAAAACGATAGATGAGATTCTAGGAGTTCCAGGGGTATCGACAGATAGTATAATGACATCTGACGATGGAACAGGAGAAGAAAAGAAAGAAAACTTCTTTTCAACTGCAGACCCAGTAGCTAAGGTTTTAGATTCAATATCAAAACCTGAAAGCAAAAAAGAAGAAACAGAAGAAGAAGACGTTCCTTCAAATATTGAAACAACAAAAGAGGAGGCCGATAAAATCCTTAACCCTACAACTTCTGTAAAACATGAAGATGAGAAACAGAAGATGAATAAGGGTACAATGATCAACGTCCTTAGAAAGATGATGGACGATGGTAAGATTGTAGGATTTGATGATGATACTCCTTTAGAAAATTATTCTGTACAAGATATAGAAGAACTTTTAGATGCTAATTTAAAAGCAAAAGAAGAACAAGCTTTAGGTACAGTATCTAAAGACTTTTGGACTTCTTTACCAGAAGAACTTCAAGTTGCAGGTAAATACCTAGCAGATGGTGGTACAGATTTAAAGCATTTATTTAAAGTTCTTGCACATACTGAAGAGGTAAAGCAAATACCTATCGATGACGAAAGAGGTCAGGAAATTGCTTGCCGTGAGTACCTTCGTGCTACAAACTTTGGAGATGATGAAGATATCGAAGAAGAAATCAATGCTTGGAAAGACAGAGGTGATTTAGAAAACAAAGCTAAAAAGTTCAAACCGAAGTTGGACCAAATGCAAGATCAGATTATAGCACAGAAGCTGCAACAACAAGAAGCTATTAAAAGGCAACGTGACGAAGCTGCTAGAAACTATATGGATACATTAGCTAGCACTTTAGATAGAGGTGAGCTTAGTGGGGTAAAGCTAGATCGTAAAACACAGAACTTTTTATGGTCTGGTCTTTTAGAAAATAACTACCCATCTGTAAGTGGTCGTCCTACAAACTTGTTTGGACACCTTATAGAAAAGTACCAATACGTAGAGCCACGTCACGATTTGATAGCAGAAGCACTTTGGTTACTTGCTGATCCTGATGGTTATAAAGCAAAAGTAAGACAGATAGGAAGTAATACCCAAGCAGAAAAAACCGTAAGAATGTTAAAGACTGAACAAGCAAATAAGACTACGACTAGTGTCCGTGAAGAAGAGCAAGAAAAAGGAAGAGGAAGACAACAGCCGAAGTTACAGAGGAATAACTTTTTTAAACGGTATTAACAAATAACAAATAACAAAAACAAACAAACATGAGCACACCTGTTCTAAACAATGGTATATTCATGAGGGATAACGAGTACACTGCAGGTTCGCACCTGGATTCGTACCACCTTAAGAATCTACTGAAGGATGCCGAACCTATGGATATGGGTCCGGTTGACATCTGGGCAATGACACAAAAAGTGGAAATGCCTTTGTATCAAATGTCTAGCTTTAATGGTAAGAATACCATTATGGTTGACAACGTACGTGGAGAGTGGAAATGGCAATTGCCTATTTCTATCGATCTTCCTTACATTATTGAAGATATCGAGCCAGGAAATCTGACAAAAGGTATCGATGGTACAACATTCCGTATCAAAGTTAACAAGAGAGAATTCGGTCACACCGACATTATCACTTTTGACAAGTATAACGGAGCTGAAATGTACATTGTTCCTGATGTAGATGTTGTAACACTTGGTGACGGTTTCGTGTATACCGTTCAGCTTGTGAACAATGATAGCTTCAAATATTTGGATAACAAATACTTAGCACCTCAAACTAAACTTTTCCGTGTGGCATCTGCTCGTGGAGAATATGGTGAGAGATTTGCGGATATCCAAGTAAGAACTGGTTTCCGTGAATACTACAACTTCGTAGGTGGTGCAGAAGCTAACGTAGAATATTCTATCTCTAGCCGTGCAGAACTTATGGCAAAAGGTGGTATGACTGCAAAAGGTACTATCCCTGTAGTAGAAATTTGGAGATCATTCGACAAAAACATAGATCCTTCTGTTAACTCTATTGAGAAAATGATTGGAACTATGGGTGCTGATTATGTAAAAGGTGCTATTGCTAATGGTAATTTGAGCAAGGCTCTTATCACCAAACTAGAAGCTGCACACCTTTCTAAGATTGCACGTGATATCGAAACTTACCTAATGTGGGGTAAAGGAGGAAGAATTCGTCAGGATGGTCCAGATGATATTCGTCTTACTGTAGGTCTTTGGAAGCAGCTTGACTCTTCTTATAAGAGAGTGTACAACAAGATTAACTTTAATCTTGATATGTTCAAAGCTGAGATTTATAACTTCTATGCAGGTCGTGTAGAATTCCAAGGTCCAGATCCTGGTCGTAAGCTTATTGTTCAAACAGGTATAGGCGGTATGAAGCTTATCAACGAAGCTATTGCTCGTACAGTATCTAGTACAGGTCTTCAGGTACAAGCTGCACAAAATGCAGGTATCGGAGCAATCAC